TGCAGATTGTTTAGAAGTTATGAATCGACCGCACCTCGCCGATCCATGAAATGAATTACACCACAAATTGTTGTATGTTGCACGGAGTAAGCCTAAATTGACAGGGGCGGGGCGTCGATTTTCATACCGTATGAAATTGGGAGGGGGCACCCCCTAGATTGGGCCGGTCGTTTTGGGCGCGGCTATGCGCTATATTTTGCACAAAGGATACAAGCTCAAAATCTAAACGGTGGCTATTCCGTGCAAAGCTACAAATAAGGGCCAAGTTATACCCGTTAATACAACACTACAAGATGTTGTAGGGTACCCCCTACGTATTTTTTACGTTTCATTTTCTAGGGTCATTTTTAGAAACACCCCCCGTCACCTTTTTTAATCACAAACCCCACCCCCCTATATTATTTTTTAAAAAGCGTGTACACTCCGCATCAAATTGGGAGCCACAAACCGCACCATGATTCTCGTTACACCTGAACTAGATGTACCCCTGCCTTTCTCGCTAACAGCCGAGGAAGCTAAAGACTTGCACCAACGAGCGCAAGCGGCATTCAATACTGTTGAATTTTTAACAGCCAACGGAATGCAAGCACCCACTGTCACTCCAGCGGACAAGAAAGAAGCACACGCCCAATTCTTTGAAAGTCCAACTGCGGGTAAAGAACTCAACTCAGCAGCCGCCGTTTTGCTAAAAGCAATGCTCAATGAGTACGACGTAGAAGTTGTACGCAACGCGGCGCAGGTGCGCAACTACGTAAAGATGCGTCTCTTAATGCTGACTGGATCGGACAAAGAGTCCACCCAGTTAAAGGCGTTAGAACTTCTTGGCAAGATGAGTGACGTGCAAGCGTTCGCCGAACGCCTTGAAGTTAATGTGACGCACCGAACCACCGAAGAGTTGCAAGCTGAGTTGGCCAGTAAGCTGTCTTCTTATATGGATGACATCATCGACGTGGAGTCCAAGCAATTAGAGGTGCCTGAAGAGAAATATCTCAACGGTGCACCTGCGGTGCAGGTGATTGATCTGGATGAAGAATTGGGCATGACCGGCAAAGAGTTGGACGAGACGGATGACTGAAGTCGCCCAAAAGACGAAACTTGAATTAGTGCTGGAGAAGCTCCAGACACTGCCGTACGCACAACAGCAAAAACTGCTCAAGAAGTTCCCTAAAGACGAGCAAGAGGCCATTGCAGAAATTCTGGACGAGCTAAATACACGTAAGCTCAGAGAAAGAGCGTCTGATGACTTCATGGTATTCATCAGGGAGATGTGGCCTAACTTTATTCACGGTCGGCATCACGAGAAAATGGCCCGGGCGTTTGAGCGGGTGGCCCGGGGTGAGTGTAAAAGGCTCATCATCAACATGCCGCCTCGTCATACCAAGTCAGAATTCGCGTCTTACTTGCTACCAGCATGGTTTTTTGGCAAGTTTCCGGGCAAAAAGATCATTCAAACCAGCCACACGGCTGAGTTGGCGGTGGGTTTTGGCCGAAAAGTACGTAACTTGGTGGACTCTGCTAACTACAAACGCATTTTTCCGGCGTTAGACCTGCAATCTGACTCAAAAGCGGCGGGTCGCTGGGCCACAAATTTTGGCGGAGAGTACTTCGCTATCGGTATTGGCGGTGCTGTGACTGGTAAAGGTGCGGATATTCTGATTATTGACGACCCACACTCGGAGCAAGAGGCTGCGATGGCCCAAGTCAACCCAGAAATCTACGATAAGACGTACGAGTGGTACACATCTGGCCCTCGGCAGCGTCTCCAGCCGGGTGGCGCTATTGTTATTGTGATGACTCGGTGGTCAAAACGTGATTTGACGGGCCAAGTGGTGAAAGCGGCGGCCCAAAGGTCGGGTGAAGAGTGGGAAGTCATCGAGTTTCCAGCCATTTTGCCTTCGGGTAAACCCTTATGGCCTGAGTTTTGGTCTCTCAAGGAACTTTCTGCTCTAAAAGAAGAGTTGCCTAATAGTAAGTGGATGGCGCAGTACATGCAGCAGCCCACTTCGGACGTTTCTGCGATTGTGAAGCGGGAATGGTGGAGGATTTGGCCGCATGACCGCCCGCCAAGCTGTGAGTTCATCATCCAGTCATGGGATACGGCGTTCTTAAAGACAGAACGGGCTGACTATTCTGCATGTACGACGTGGGGTGTGTTTTATCAGGACGATGACCGGGGCGTAAACCGGGCAAACATCATCTTGCTCAACGCGTTCAAGAAACGCATGGAGTTTCCAGAACTCAAACAGCGGGCGTTTGAAGAGTTCAAGGAATGGGAAGTTGATAGCCTGATCGTGGAAGCGAAAGCGGCGGGGTCTCCGCTCATTTTTGAATTGCGTGCAATGGGAATTCCGGTGCAGGAGTTCACACCGAGCAAAGGTAATGACAAAATAGCGCGTCTGAATGCGGTTGCTGATATGTTTGCATCCGGACACGTTTGGGTGCCTAATACGCACTGGGCAGAAGAATTGATTGAAGAGGTCGCATCGTTCCCATCTGGGGAACATGATGACTTGGTGGACTCAATGACTCAGGCATTACTGCGTTACAGGCGCGGTGGCTTTATTCAGTTGGCGTCTGATGAGGAAGATGAACCACGGTCTTTTCGCCGAAAAGAGCCGTACTATTGATGGAGAGTCTATGACAAACCAAGAGATACAAGATTTGGTCGCACAGACAGGTAAAGGTAAAGGCATACCGTCAGATGTGTGGGCAAACATGACCCCGAAAGAATATTCGTTATATAGATTCTTTCAATCAAGGGATACTGGTTGGGCAGATCAATATGGTGGGGTTGTACCGTTCTACCCCTCACAGCGGCATATTGAAAAGAACTTAGCCCCGGAACAAAACATGTCCCGCATGGGGTTAGAGGCTTTAGCACAAGCAAATCAAATTGCTCGTAAAAATAATTTAATGTCCCCACAACTTGCTGACAAGATGTTGCCAACCACGTTGGTTGAATCGGCTATAGGTATCAATGGTTGGGGGTATCCTGACACACCAAAGTATCGGGATATATTAACTAAAGCAGGACTGCCACCTACCCGCGAAGGTATTATTGATTTGCCACGCAACACTACTTACGACCAAGAACTACTACAAGCAAAACTGATGCACGCTTTGATGGCCGCTAAAGCCGCTCAATATGGTGATGATCTTGCCCTTGAGCGTTGGAACGGCAAAGGTACAAATGCTAGGCGCGGCGCAGACGCAAGCAACCACTACCGCAAAGTGTTAGAGACAGACGCACTTTTACAGCATCCAAAAAATAAAGAATTGATGCAGACATGGAACGCATTAAACCAGCGTTATGCGGGTGAAGCCCCACAAGAATTACGGGCGGCTCCAGATGAAAATTTGAATTGGGAAGACGAAAACTTACCTGCTTTTTTAGGAACCCCAATCAGCGCCATTCGCAAAGCGTTACCAGACAACCCCGTTAAAAAAGTTCAAGACACTATTAGAAATTGGACGGCACCTACAATGGTGCCCAAAGAAGAGATGAAGAAAAAAGGCGGTTCGGTAAAAATGCCGGACAACTATTCCCAAGGCAGTTGGAAAATTATTTAAGGATACATCATGGCTATTGAGAAGTCACTATATGCAGCGCCGCAAGGCTTGGAAGAACTTGCAGCGATGGACGCCTCGTCTCCTGATATTGAGATTGAGATCGAAGACCCCGAGTCTGTGACCATCGGCATGGATGGTATGGAGATTGAGATTCAGCCTGATGCAGAGTCAGAAGATGACTTCAACGCTAACTTGGCTGAGTACATTGACGAAGGCGCACTGCAAAGTCTTGCAGATGAACTGATTGGTGACTATGACGAAGACGTGGCCAGTCGCAAAGACTGGATGCAAACTTACGTTGACGGCCTAGAACTTTTGGGCATGAAGATTGAAGAACGCACTGAGCCATGGGAAGGCGCATGCGGAGTGTTCCACCCCATGTTGTCTGAAGCTCTGGTGAAGTTCCAGTCTGAGACCATGATGGCGACGTTCCCCGCCGCTGGGCCAGTTAAGACCCAGATCATTGGTAAAGAGACCCCCGCCAAGAAAGAGGCCGCACAACGTGTAGCCGATGACATGAACTATCAGTTGACTGATGTCATGAAAGAATATCGCCCAGAACATGAGCGCATGTTGTGGGGTTTGGGTTTGGCCGGTAATGCGTTTAAGAAGGTGTACTTTGATCCGGGTCTGGATCGTCAAGTGTCGTTCTTTGTTCCTGCCGAAGACATCGTTGTGCCCTACGGCGCAAGTAACTTGGAGTCTTCTCCTCGCGTAACGCACGTGATGCGTAAGACCGAGAACGAGTTGCGTAAGCTGCAAGTTGCGGGCTTCTATCGTGACATTGACTTAGGCACACCTGAGAACGTGCTTGATGAAGTCGAGAAGAAAATTGCGGAGAAGATGGGCTTTCGCGCCACTTCTGATAACCGCTTCAAACTCTTGGAGATGAACGTAGACCTCGACCTTGAGGGCTATGAGCATAAGGACAAGAAGGGTGAGAAGACTGGCATTGCACTGCCATACGTTGTCACCATTGAAAAAGGTTCAAGCAACATTTTGGCAATTCGTCGTAATTGGGAACCCGATGATGAGACCTACGCCAAACGACAACACTTTGTTCACTACGGATATGTACCCGGATTTGGCTTCTATTATTTTGGACTTATTCACCTTATTGGCGCGTTTGCCAAGTCAGGTACTTCTCTTATTCGTCAGCTTGTCGATGCTGGCACTCTTAGCAACTTGCCCGGTGGTTTCAAAACACGTGGCATGCGAGTCAAGGGAGATGACACCCCAATTGCTCCGGGTGAATGGCGTGATGCTGACGTAGCAAGCGGAACTCTCAAGGACAACTTGTTGCCCCTGCCATATAAAGAGCCGTCACAAGTTCTTGCTGGGTTGATGGACAAGATTGTTGAAGAAGGCCGACGCTTCGCCAACACCGCTGACTTGACATTGAGTGACATGAGTGCGCAAGCGCCTGTGGGCACTACCTTGGCAATTTTGGAGCGTACGCTCAAGAACATGTCTGCAATTCAGGCGCGTGTTCACTACAGCATGAAGCAAGAGTTGGGCCTCTTGAAGAACATCATCGCTGAGTACACCCCTGATGACTACGACTACCAGCCTACAGAAGGCTCACGTAAAGCGAAGAAGTCTGACTACGATGATGTGGATGTGATTCCCGTCAGCGATCCTAACGCCTCAACAATGGCGCAAAAGATTGTGCAGTATCAGGCTGTGTTGCAGTTGGCCCAAGGTGCGCCTCAACTGTATAACTTGCCGCTCCTGCATCGCCAGATGCTGGACGTATTGGGTATCAAGGATGCACAGAAGCTCGTGCCAATGGACGATGACCAGAAGCCAACTGATCCAGTGACTGAGAATCAGAACGTGCTCAAAGGCAAGCCAGTCAAAGCGTTCCTTACACAAGACCACCAAGCTCACATTGTTGTGCACATGGCCGCGATGCAAGATCCTAAGATTCAGTCACTCTTGCAGAACAACCCCATGGCTCCTGCAATGCAGCAAGCGATGATGGCTCACATCAACGAACACTTGGGCTTTGAGTACCGCAAGCAGATTGAGCAAACACTTGGGATGCAGTTGCCACCACAGCACGACGAGTCTGGCGAAGAAGTTCAGATGTCTCCAGAAGTGGAAGCGCGTCTGGCTCCCATGTTGGCTCAAGCCGCACAACAGTTGCTCCAGAAGAATCAGCAAGAAGCACAGCAAGCTCAAGCGCAACAACAAGCGCAAGACCCCATCGTGCAAATGCAGATGCAAGAACTTCAACTCAAGGCGCAAGAGAACCAGCGCAAAGCCGCAAAAGATCAGGCCGACAACGCTATCAAAGCAGCGCAGTTGCAGATCGAGCGTGATCGTATTCAGTCGCAAGCAGCAGTTGATGACAAGCGCATCAAGATGGATGCAGTAAAGACTGCGGCAATGATGCAAGCAGATCAGCAGCGTCACATGACAGACACTGGTGTAGATATCCTCAAACAACTCTCTAATAAGAGTCATGAAGAGCAACTGCGACACATGCAGGAGCGCATTCAAATGAGGCAACAAAATCGTCAACCAACGAAAGGTGAATGATGGACGCATTTGAGGTTCTCATCAAACAAGCTGATGAGAAGATCGAGCAACTCAAGGACTATCTGGCCGAGGGCAAGGCCGAGTCCTTTGAGGATTACAAGAAACTGTGTGGTGAGGTTCGTGGTCTACTCATCATGCGGGGATACACCCTAGACCTGAAACAACGATTGGAGAACTCGGATGACTAGTTCCATCCTGTTGGCTACAGACGCCAACAACCCACAAGTCGTGGGAGCCTATAACTTTGCTGCAACCGCAGAGGAAAAAGGCAAACAACTGCCCCGCCCGACGGGTTATCACATTTTGTGTGCAATCCCAGAGGCAGAAAAGCAGTTTGAGGAAAGCGAAATTGGTCTGATCAAAGCAGATGAAACTATGCGCAATGAAGAGACCCTCACTACGGTCTTGTTTGTTGTTGACTTGGGGCCAGATTGCTATTTGGACAAAACAAAGTTCCCTACCGGGCCGTGGTGCAAAAAGGGCGATTTCGTTCTTGTTCGCCCACACGCTGGCTCACGCCTTGTCATTCATGGTAGAGAATTCCGCATGATCAACGACGATAGCGTCGAGGGTACTGTGGATGATCCCCGTGGTATTAAACGTAAATAAAGGAGCACAAAATGCCTTTGGAAGACACAGAATTCAAGTTTCCAGACGAGATTGAAGATAAGGGTAAACCCGAACAAAACTCGGCCCCTGAAATCGAAATCGAGATTGAAGACGACGCACCGGTAGAAGACCGTGGCCGCCAGCCGTTGCCCAAGCCTCTGGTTGAGGAGTTGGAAAAAGACGAGCTGGATCAGTATGACGATAACGTCAAGACCAAACTCAAGCAAATGCGTAAGGTTTGGCACGACGAACGCCGTGAGAAAGAGTCTGCCCTACGCGAACAGCAAGAAGCTGTAACTCTGGCCCAACGTCTGTTGGAAGAGAACAAGCGCATCAAAGGTATTCTCACCAACGGCGAAAAAGAGTACGTCTCCACCATTCAGAGTAATGCTGATATGGAGTTGAAGATGGCTCAACGCGCCTATAAGGAAGCGTATGAGGCGGGAGACTCTGACAAGGTGCTGGAAGCCCAGCAAGCCTTGCAGATTGCAAACATCAAAATGATGCAAGCAAAAAACTTTCGCATGCCCTCTTTACAACAGGAAGAAACTCCTGTACAAACTCAACCTGTGCAGTACCAACCTGCACCGTATGTACCTGAACCTGACAACAAAGCTGTAGCGTGGCAAAACCGCAACAAGTGGTTTGGACAGGATAAGGTTATGACGGCAACGGCTCTAGGTTTACACGAAGACTTGAGAGACAATGGCGTAGAGGTTGGTTCTGAAGAGTATTACCGCGAATTGGACAGAACAATGCGCAAACGATTCCCCGAGAAATTCGAGGAACCAGAAGACAATAGACAGCAGAATACCCGTACAAGACCCGGTACTGTAGTCGCCCCGGCAGTTCGTAGCACAGCCCCTAATAAGGTCAAGCTAAAGCAAAGCCAAGTAAATCTAGCCCGAAAACTAGGTTTAACGCCCGAACAATATGTGAAGGCACAACTTGAATTGGAGGCCCGTAATGGCTGAAGTTAAAGACAATAAACTCACACGCGAGTTGACAACACGTGCGGTACAAGAGCGTCCCAAGCAGTGGGCGCTTCCTGAAATGTTGCCCGAGCCAGACAAGCAGCCCGGCTACAACTACCGCTGGATTCGTGTCTCTACATTGAATGCGTCCGATCCCCGTAATCTTTCGGCCAAACTCCGCGAAGGTTGGGAACCCGTTTCAGTAGAGGAACAACCCAAATTCAGACTGTTAGCTGATCCTCAAAGTCGTTTTAGAGACAACATTGAGATTGGCGGACTGTTGCTTTGCAAGACTCCTTCTGATTTTGTTGACCAGCGAAATGCCCATTTTGCTAAACAAACACAATCTCAGACAGATGCTGTAGACAATAGTTTCATGCGTCAAAGCGATGCGCGGATGCCACTCTTCCAAGAGCGTAAATCCTCAAGTAGCTTTGGCAAAGGTACTTAAAATTTTTGGAGCTTAAACATGGCTGCTTATCCTAGCGTTACTAAGACGTATGGCCTAAAACCACTCAATCGTCTTGATGGTTTGCCTTACGCCGGAGCGATCCGTCAAATCCCAATCTCTGCTGGCTATGCCACAGCGATCCTGAATGGCGACACAGTTTCTGTTGATACCAACGGTTACTTGATCGCTAAAACCACTTCTAACTCTGGTGACAGCGTTGGCGTGTTGGTTGGTTGCCAGTATGTGAACTCTAGCGGTCAAATCGTTCAGGGTCAGTACTACCCAGCATCACAATCTACAACTACAGCCTTGTCTTTTGGTTATGTTGTGGATGATCCAAACGCAATCTTCAAGGTTGTGGCAACTAGTGGTCAAACAACTACACCTACAGCGTACTCACGTGCACTGGTTGGTTCTAACGTTGCTTTGTCTGTAAACACTGGTTCTACCAACACTGGCGATTCGTACTACGGTATTGACGGTGCTTCCGCCGGTACTACAGCAACATTGCCTATTCGTGTGATTGACGTTGTGCCTGATACAGCTACCGGCCCCCGGGACGCTTCAGCAACGACATATTACGAGTTCTTGGTCAAGTTCAACTTGCACCAGTACACCGATACTACTGGCATCTAAGGAGTAACTTACCATGGCTATTTCACGCGCACAACTACTTAAAGAGTTGCTCCCCGGTCTGAACGCTTTGTTCGGTCTTGAGTACGCTAAATACGGCGAAGAGCACAAAGAAATCTACGAAACAGAGACATCTGAGCGTAGCTTTGAAGAAGAGACCAAACTGTCTGGTTTCTCTGCTGCACCAGTCAAAAACGAGGGTTCTGCCATCGCTTATGACAACGCACAGGAAGCATGGACTGCTCGATACAACCACGAAACCATCGCTTTGGGCTTCAGCTTGACTGAAGAAGCTATCGAAGATAACTTGTATGACTCACTGTCTGCTCGTTACACGAAGGCTTTGGCCCGCGCTATGGCTTACACCAAGCAAGTTAAAGCTGCCGCTGTTTTGAACAATGGCTTTAGCTCTACATACGCTGGTGGTGACGGTCAAGCATTGTTCTCCGCTAACCACCCCTTGGTTTCTGGTGGCGTTAACAGCAACATCCCTTCTACCCCTGCTGACTTGAACGAGACTTCTTTGGAAGCCGCCGTTATTCAGATTAGCTTGTGGACAGACGAGCGTGGCTTGCTGATTGCTGCTAAACCCAAGAAATTGGTTGTACCCCCATCATTGCAGTTCGTTGCTACACGTTTGCTCGAAACCGAGTTGCGCGTCGGCACAAACGACAATGACATCAACGCATTGAAGAACAATGGTTCTGTGGCCGAAGGCTACACCATTAACCACTTCTTGACCGATACAAACGCTTGGTTCTTGACCACAGACGTTCCTAACGGCATGAAGCACTTCGTGCGTACACCCCTGTCTCAGTCTATGGACGGCGACTTCGACACTGGTAACGTTCGTTACAAGTCTCGTGAGCGTTATTCATTCGGCTGGTCAGATCCTCTGGGTATGTACGGCTCACAAGGCGCGTAAGCGTTTTGTTGGAAAGGGGGCTTGTGCCCCCTTTTCTTTTGTTGTATATTGCAATCACCCCGGGGTTCCCGGTGCATCATATTGACCCGGCAAACGACATACCGATTGATGCGCTGATCTTGTATGTAAGGACAATTTATCATGGCAGTTTCAACCACCCAAAGTATTTGGCGTTCTGGTGGCGGCGATCAAACTCGTACCGCTTATTGTGGCTCCGGCGTTATGGCCGCGCAGTTCTACATCTCTGGCGCTGACGCCGCAGGTACAGCAGTATCTGTTTCTTCTACTAATTCCGCAGACGTTGTGTTGCCCGCTGGCGCTATCGTTACTGAAATTCAAGCTGTTTGCGCTGCTACTGGTGGCACAACTCCTACATTCGACATGGGCTTCACTTTGTACGGTACTTCTACCGCTACAAACACAGGTTTGGTATCTGCCGCTGTTGCTACCACAGGCAAGCTGTCCATTAACTTGGAGTCTGCTACTGCTGGTGCAAATATGGGCACAACAATGTCTACAACTCAACTGGTGACTATCACTGGCGGCGGTACTTCTGGTGACGCTCCTACAGGCGGTTCTATCACTGGTACGATCTTGTACTACGTTGCTGATCCATTGCTTGGCCAGCAAAACGTCTAATTGACTCCGGGGGCTTCGGCCCCCTTGTTTTAAAGGAGATTCAATCATGATGCAAACCGACGTTAAATCCACGCACTTGAATGCGTCTGGTTCCATATTTGGTGGACGTGCACGCGTTAAAGGTATTTCTGTTTGTGCTTCAGCTAGTGTAGTTGGTACGCTTGTTATCAAAGACGGTGGGTCTAGTGGCACAACGGTCATTGAGATTGATATCCCATCAAACTCAAATCCAAATTCGTTTTATATGCTGATTCCCGGTGAAGGTGTTTTGTGTTCAACAAGCGTCTACGCTACTATCACAAATATGGCATCCGTAACGGTGTTCTATGGCTGAAGCAAAACAAGCAGTTCTAACGGGTCGTAAGTTATTCATTGCGATCCCCGCGTACGACGGCAAAATCAACATCAAACTTGCGTATAACATCGCGGCTTTGATGCCAAAGGCTTTGCAGTTGGGTGTCTCTGTCACTATGGGTGATGTGTCTGGATGTTCAATCATCACTATGGCGCGTAACCAATTGGTACATGAGTTCTTAAAATCGGATGCTACAGAACTGCTGTTTATTGATTCGGACGTAATTGCTACGCCCGATGATATTCTTCGTTTGATGGCCCAAAGTGGTGGTAAAGATATCACTACAGGGGCATACCCACGTAGATCAAAAGATAGAAATTTCTTTGCTGATCTGTATTTTGACGAGAATCAAAATCTTGAGTTTGATGGTTCTTTAATGCGCGTAGAGCGGGCTGGTACCGGATTTATGCTGATCCAGCGTCATGTCTTGGAGACTATGACTGCGGCACATCCAGAACGCAATTACGAGTTTAAAGACGAGATTATCAACGGCGTGTTTGATTTTGAAATCAAAAACGGTCAGTATGTTGGTGAAGATTATTTGTTCTGTGACCGCGCACGTGAGCATGGGTTTAAAATCTGCATTGATGTGGATATTAGCTTGCCTCATGTGGGTACACAGGCGTTTGAAAATAATTTCCGCGAAGAAGTGGTTATTCCACTTTTAGACGCAATCCACAAATCCAAACTGAAAGTCGTAAATGGCTAAGAGTCCAGCATGGCAGAGAAAAGAAGGGAAGAACCCCAAGGGTGGCTTGAATGCCAAGGGGCGGGCCTCCGCGAAAAAGCAAGGCATGAATTTGAAACCGCCCCAGCCCGAAGGCGGGTCGCGGCGCGACTCTTTCTGTGCGAGGATGACTGGGATGAAGAAAAAACTTACAAGCGAAAAGACGGCAAAAGATCCGAACTCACGCATCAATAAGTCTTTGCGGGCTTGGAATTGCTAATATGGAACTCATGGTTTGGAACATCATCTTATCTTTTGCATCAGCAGCCCTGATGCTTTGGGTAAAGCTGTCCCATGAGGAAGTAAAACGCTTGGGCATTCTTTTGAGTAAAACTCGTGAAGAACATGCTGAAAAATTCGTTACCAAAACTGATGTACATAACGATATCAATCGTGTATTGTTGCGGCTAGATCGCCTAGAGAGCAAGATTGATGACTTCATGAAGGAGCAACGCAGTGCCCTCGGTTAGCAAAAAACAACACAATTTCATGGCCGCGATTGCGCATTCGCCATCGTTTGCCAAAAAAGTAGGCGTCCCACAGTCGGTGGGCAAAGATTTTTCAACTGCGGACAAGGGCCGCAAATTTTCAAAAGGTGGTGATACTATGGCTACAGAGAAAAAAGTTGCTCCAACTCCAATGGGCAAAGTTAAAACAGCGGCTCCTAGCCGTGACGGTGTTGCAGTTAAAGGCAAGACCAAAGGTAAAAACATTGTCATGTCCGGTAGCAAGGGCATGAAAAAAGGCGGCAAGTGCTGATTTAAGGAGGCTACTATGCCCATGACCCCAGAAGCTGCAAAGCAATACAAACCCCGCCGCACCCCCGGTTCTTTGGATGATGTTATTTATCCAGAGACACGTGCAAAAATGGAAGAAGCCAAAGCAGAAGTCGCTGATCGCAAAGCCGCTGCTGATAATGAAGCCGCCTATAACAAAGCCTCTGGCTTGAAGAAGGGTGGTTCAGTAGGCTCCGCTTCCAAACGCGCTGATGGTATTGCTCAACGAGGTAAAACTCGTGGCACTATGATCATGTGCGGTGGTGGCATGACCAAAAGGAAATAATCATGTTGGCATCCCGTGGTATGGGTGATATCGCCCCTTCTAAAATGCCCAAAGGCGTGAAAAAAGCCCGTCGGGATGACACTGATTTCACCCAATATAAAGAGGGTGGTAAGGTAAACGCCGCTGGCAATTACACGAAACCCAGTCTTCGCAAGAAGATTGTGTCGCAGGTAAAAGCCGCAGCCACGCATGGTACTAAAGCGGGGCAGTGGTCGGCACGTAAAGCGCAGCTTGTTGCCAAAAAGTACAAGGCGGCTGGCGGGGGTTATCGAGATTGAAAACGCCGCAAAAATCCCTAAAGGATTGGGGCGACCAGAAATGGAGAACCAAAAGTGGAAAACCGTCTAGTAAAACAGGTGAGCGATACCTTCCAGAAGCTGCGATCAAAAGTCTCAGCCCTGCTGAGTACGCTGCTACAACGCGTGCGAAACGTGCTGGCAAAAAAGCCGGAAAACAATTCGTAGCCCAGCCAAAAGCAATTGCAAAGAAGACAGCAGGGTATAGATAATGGCCTCAACTACCGGAACCTCAGTTTTTAACCTCGACATGAACGACCTCATTGAAGAGGCGTTTGAGCGTTGCGGTCAAGAACTTCGCACGGGCTATAACTTTCGCACTGCACGTCGGTCATTGAACCTACTGACGATTGAGTGGGCTAACCGTGGTTTGAATTTCTGGACTGTTGAACAGGGCCAGATTCCTATGGTGACGGGTCAGGCTATGTACCCCATGCCTACGGACACAATCAATCTCCTAGACACCGTTATTCGCCAAAGCAACGCCACGTCTAACCAGATCGACATCAACATCAGCAGTATTTCAGAATCGACCTACATGAGTTTGCCAAACAAGTTGGCACAAGGTCGCCCAATTCAGGTCTGGTACAACCGTCAATCAGGACAAGAAAACCCAACAGATGTTGTATTAGCAGCGGACATTAACAGTTCAGACACCACAATTACGGTGTCTAACGTGTCTGGTTTGACCACATCAGGGTTTGTACGTATAGGTAGCGAAACAATCAGTTACCCTAACGTCGATCCTGTAAATAATCAATTACTGAACTGCGCCCGTGGGCAAAACGGCACAACCGCTGTAGCGCATACCGCTGGGCCTACTGCCTTGTTAACAGTGCAGAACTTACCCGCTATTAACGTGTGGCCTACACCTAATGCCCCCGGCGACCAGTATATGTTTGTGTACTACCGCATGCGTCGTATTCAGGATGCTGGCACCGGTGTATCAGTTCAGGATATCCCTTTCCGCTTTATCCCCTGCATGGTGGCAGGATTGGCTTATCTGTTGAGCATGAAGCTGCCAGATGTTGATCCAAACCGTGTAATGGCGCTTAAAGCTGACTACGAGCAACAATGGGAGTTGGCATCTGCGGAAGACCGCGACACGTCGCCACTGAGGTTCGTACCAAGGAACTTGTTCTATGCCTAATCGGTTTGCGTCCGGTAAATTTGCGATTGCGGAATGCGACCGCTGTGCTGGGCGTTATTTGCTCAAGGAATTGCGCACCCAAACGGTTAAGACAAGACCATTCAAAATTAAGGTATGCCACGAGTGCTGGGATCCTGATCATCCACAGTTACAACTGGGTATGTATCCAGTTGATGACCCACAAGCAGTGCGTGAGCCACGCCCTGACGTAAGTTATGCAGTTTCAGGACAGAGTGGTCTACAGATTCTGTTGACCGATAGTGTTTCTCCGGATGGCTTTGGTTATCCAGAAGCGGGCAGTCGAGTGTTTCAGTGGGGCTGGAACCCAGTAGGTGGTGCTAGAGGATTTGATTCAGTTTTAACGCCAAACTACTTGGTTTTATACGCACAAGTTGGTACAGTAACGATACAGATAGGAGCTTAATATGGCTGAAGACAAAAAAGACATGGCGCAAGACAAGGCAATGATTAAAAAAGCCTTCAAACAACACGATGCGCAAGAGCATAAAGGCGGCAAAGGTACGTCCTTGAAACTCAAAAAAGGCGGCGTCACTGGTGAAGCCATGAAAAAGTATGGCCGTAACATGGCCCGTGCTATGAACCAAAAATCCTCTTCACGTGGAGGCTAAGATGGCCACAAAAAATAATAAACCCGCTTCAGCTTATGCTGGCCGCGCTAAAGAAGCTATGGCTGATTTGAATGCTCGTGCAAATATGAGCAAAGCTGATACTGTTGACATGTCTATTGGTGCAATTAGCAAATCTGCTGGCAACGAAGGCATTAAAACATCCGGCATCAAGATTCGTGGCACAGGTGCTGCGACTAAAGGTGTGATGGCGCGAGGCCCAATGGCTTGATATGAATTACACCGAACTGTTCAATAACATCCAGTCGTATACGGAAAATAATTTTCCGGATTTCACCGTTTCTGACGGTTCGACAGAGACGTCTAAAGAACAGATTGATCGTTTCATTCAGCAAGCAGAACAACGCATCTATAACACGGTGCAGTTCCCATCGCTGCGCAAAAATGTATTAGGTACAGTATCTTCTACGACACCTTATTTAGGTTGCCCTAGCGATTACTTAGCCACATACTCTTTGGCAGTCATTGATGCGGATTCAAATTACGAATACTTGTTGAACAAAGACGTTAACTTTATTCGTGCTGCTTACCCAAGCGCGTCTGATATAGGGTTGCCCAAGTACTACGCATTGTTTGGTTCGCAAACAAATGCGCCAAACGAACTGTCGTTTATGCTTGGCCCTAAACCTGATGCAAACTACACAGTAGAACTGCACTATTTTTATTACCCAGAATCCATTACAACAGTTTCGTCTGGTCAGACATGGTTGGGTGATAACTTTGATACTGTGCTGTTGTATGGTTCTTTGATTGAAGCGTACACATTTATGAAGGGTGAAGCTGATATGTTGGCCCTTTATGATGGAAAATATAAAGAGGCATTAGCCTTGGCCAAACGTCTGGGTGACGGTATGGAACGTCAGGACGCATATCGTTCTGGTCAATACAGACAGCAGGTAACTTGATATGTCAGTACAACAAACCGCAACAACAAGTTTTAAAGTCGAACTGCTTCAAGCAGTTCATAACTTTGGCCCTACATCTCCTAATACTTTTAAAGTTGCGTTGTACACAGCGGCAGCTAATGTAGGCCCAACAACTACTGCATACACTACTACTGGTGAGGTAGTTGGTACAGGATATACAGCGGGTGGTAACACACTGGTTATCTCTGTGTCACCAACATCAGGTAACAATTCTGTAAATGTACCCACTGCGTATGTCTCGTTCAATAACTCAACTTGGACAAATGCAACGTTTACAGCACGGGGTGCTTTGATTTATAACGTCACACAAGGCAATAAGTCAGTTGCAGTTTTGGACTTCGGTTCAGATAAAACCGTCAGTAATGACACTTTTCAAATCATCTTCCCAACCCCCGATGCCAACAGCGCCATCGTGCGCATCTCATAAGGAACCATCATGGAATTCAGTTCAGCAAAAGACCAAGTGTCAGCAGCTTTAGTTACCCGCCCAGACTTCGGTGATACCGTTGGCGCTGGTGGTGTTTTTACCGTTACTTGCGTAGGTGCAGACGGTGTGGAAAAGTGGTCAGATCAGTTTCATAACCTTGTAATGAACGGTGGTTTGGCTAACATGAACGGTGTTTACTTGGGCGCTAGTACACAGTCTACGACTTGGTACTTGGGTTTGGTAACTGGCCCCGGTTCAGGTACAACATTTGCCGCTGCCGATACACTGGCTTCACATAGTGGTTGGACAGAAAGCACCGCTTACACACCTAGCGGTCGTAAGGCTGTGACTTTTGGTTCTGCTACTTCAGCAAACCCATCAGTGATTAGCAACTCTGCTTCACCCACATCGTTCTCAATGAACGCTACAGCTACAATTGCTGGCGCTTTCTTGTGCAACGTGTCTTCTGGTACATCAGGTATTTTGTTCTCTGCCGGTGATTTCACCGGTGGCGATAAGTCTGTAGCGTCAGGCGATACATTAAACGTGACCTACACATTTTCTCTGACAGCGACCTGATAAGGTATGTTCGGAGATGTAGCTTTTGCGCAAGCGCCGTTTGCCTCTCAAGGAGGCAACACGTTTGCCGTCGCTATCTCCGAAGCAGGTTCAGGCATTGACTCAGTTGACTCCTTATTTACTGCGGGTGGATTGATTGATGAGGCTGTCTCAGCACTAGACAGTCTTTCTGTGTTGGCTGCGTTTGCGGCCACAAATGCAGAAACAGCTTCTGGCGCAGATAGTGTTGACACAATCAACAACACATTTAATGTTTCTATCCCAGAGGCAGTCAGCGGTATAGATGATATTTCTGCCGCCGGTACATATCTTGGTGATATTACTGAGGCTGCATCATTGTTTGAAACAGTTAGCAGTCAAGTTGATTTTGCGGGTTCTGTAGCGGAAGCTGCAAGTGCGGTAGAGGCTATTGTTGCTAATGCCATATTTGAGGCCAGCATTTCTGAAACAAGTTCTGGTATTGATTCTCTTGCATCTCAATTAGCAGCAGCAGTTGCAATCAGTGAAGCG